AGATATGGCTTACATTCCACTACAAATTCCTCCAGGCGTATACAAAAATGGGACTGAATATCAGTCTAAAGGTCGTTGGAACGGCTCAAATTTGGTACGTTGGTACGAAAGCACAATCCGTCCAGTAGGTGGGTGGAGGAAGCGTTCTAACAATCAAGTAACGGGCATGGCTCGTGGCCTGATTAACTGGCGGGACAATTCAAACAATAGACGTATTGGAATTGGTACACATTCTAAGCTTTACTCTATGAGTGAAACTGGTACGTTAACTGACATTACTCCTACTTCATTTACTGTAGGTGATGCAGATGCGGTACTTAAAATTGGTTATGGTTATGGCACTTATGGCAGTTTTGCTTATGGCGTTGCTAGACCAGACTTAGGCTCTTACGTTCCTGCCACAACATGGTCTATGGATACTTTTGGCGAGTATTTAGTTGCTTGCTCAACAAAAGATGGTAAGTTGCTTGAGTGGCAGTTAAATGTTGCCAATGACGCTGTTGCAATTACCAATGCCCCAACAAGTTGCACTGGCTTGATTGTTACTCAAGAACGATTCTTATTTGCATTAGGTGCGGGTGGAAATCCTCGTAAGATTCAATGGTGTGACCAAGAAAACAATACTGTATGGACTCCCGCTGCCACTAACCAAGCAGGTGACTTTGAGTTAACCACCATTGGTTCATTGATGTGTGCCAAGCGAATCCGTGGTGCTACCATTTTGTTTACAGATATTGATGTACATACGGCAACTTACATTGGCCCACCATTCATTTATAGCTTTGAGCGTGTGGGTACTGGTTGTGGCGCTATTTCCAAGCAAGCGGTAGCGGCTACTGACAATGCTTGTATTTGGATGTCTGGATCAGGTTTCTGGATATACGATGGTTTTGTAAAACCTTTAAATTCAGACGTATCAGATTATGTTTTTAGTAATTTAAATATTACTCAACAGTCAAAAATATATTGTGTTCATAATTCTACTTATGGCGAGATTTGGTGGTTTTACCCAAGTGCCGCTTCTAATGAAGTAGATTCTTACGTTTCTTACAATTACCGAGAGAATCATTGGGCTATTGGTACGTTAGCACGTACGTGTGGGACAGATCGTGGCATCTTTAATAACCCAATTATGGTTTCTACAGATGGCTACGTTTATGAGCATGAAGTCGGCTTTGCTTATGATGGTCAGACACTATTTGCTGAGTCAGGACCAGTAGAGCTAGGCAATGGGGATAGGACTATGAGTCTTACAGGCTTGGTTCCTGATGAAAAGACTGCTGGTGACGTACAGGTGCGATTTAGCACTAAGTTCTACCCTAATTCTACTGAATACAACTACGGCCCATATTCAATGGCTAATCCAACATCAGTTCGGTTAAGTGGCAGACAGATATCCGCTAGGATTGAAGGTGTCGATTTAACTGATTGGCGTGTGGGTGTAATTAGATTTGATGGGAAATTTGGCAGTATTAGATGATTGATTGCAGCACATTTACAGAAAATAGGGAACCAAAATGGTGGGTTCGTTACTTTCTGGAAAGTGAGCAATTATTATTAAATGCGCTAGAATATGGTAACGGAACGCATAGTCTTGAGGATGTCGCAATGGCCCTCAATAAAGATGAAATGCAATTTTGGCCTGGTATTAATACTGCCATCGTTACTGAAGTAATTACCCATCCCAAGCAAAAGTCAATCCATATATTCCTAGCGGCAGGAGATATGGATGAGGTTATCAGAATACTTCCATTTATTGCAAAACACGGGAAAATGGAAGGATGCACTCACATGACCATGACAGGTCGTAAAGGGTGGGAAAAAGTTATGAGTAAGATTTACAAGGTTGAACCAAGAATTTTCTTGAGTACGGAGATATAAGATGAGTTTATCAAGTTCCAAACAATCATCGCAGTCGCAATTAGATCCTCAATTTAAAGAGTCTTTTTTGCAGAATTTGACGGATACACAAGCTGTAGCCGCAGGTTTAAAGCCCAGAGAGTTTGCTGGCTTTAATGCTGACCAAAATCAAGCCTTTAACTTAAATCGTTTGTATGCAAGTCCATTAAGCGCACCAACTCTTTATGCTACTGATGCGGCTAATATTCTGCAACAAGCATCTCAATATACACCTCAGAATGTTCAGTATGGCTCTTATGGTGGGGCAATTGTTGACCCTGCCGCTGAATTTGGTGGTGTATCGGCTGGTCCTGCTCAGAGTGCTTTGGCGGCTCAATTTAATCGCTCAGATGTTCGTGATGTAAATGCACAACGTATTGCTGCGGAGCGTATTGCCGCTGCCCAAGCGGGTCGTGGTGGTGCAAGGGATGTATCTGCTACTGGAGTTACAGGCGCACAAGTGGCATCTGAAGCTTTAGGACAGATTGCCCCTCAAGCCCGTGGAAATGTTCGTGATATTGAAGCGGCTTCATTTTTAAATCAGAATATTCAGCAGTATATGAATCCATATACACAAGCTGTTACTAATCAAAGTTTGCAAGATTTAGAGCGTTCACGACAATTACAACAACAACAGACTGCGGCTCAAGCTACTGCGGCTCGTGCTTATGGTGGATCTCGTCAGGGTGTTGCTGAAGCAGAGACTAATCGTGCATTTGGAGAGAATGCCGCTAGGTTGGTTGCTCAACAGAACGCTGCGGCTTATCAGGCAGCTCAACAAGCTTCTGAAGCTGATTTGGGTCGTACTATGCAAGCCCAACAACTTAACCAAGCTCAAGATGCTGCTAGTACACAACAGGCATTGCAATTGGCAGGTCAGTTTGGTCTAGCTAATCAAGATGCTAATCTACGGGCGGCACTGGCTAATCAAGGTGTTGACGTTCAGTATGGTTTATCTAATGCCCAACTTCAACAACAAGCGGCATTGGCTAATCAGGCTACTGGTTTAACTGCATCTCAAGCAAATCAAGATGCTATGTTGAAAGCGGCTTTGGCAAACCAAGGCTATGACTTTAATGTTGGTCAGATGAACACAATGAACCAACAATCTGCTAACTTGGCAAATCAAGCCGCTGCTAATCAAATGGCTCAGTTTAATGTGGGTAATTTACAACAAGCAAACTTAGCATCACAGGCGGCAATTAATGCTCGTTCTGCTCAACAAGCAGGATTGACTCAGCAAGCAGGTTTGACTAATGCCCAAAACTTCTTGCAAGCTAACTTGGCTAATCAACAAGCAGGTTTGGCTGCTAATCAGCAAGCACTTACTGGTGGAAGCCAGTTGGCAAATGCGGCTACAAACTTGCAAAACCTTGGATTTAACCAAGCAAATCAGTTGCGAGATCAAGGTTTATTGCAACAAGGCTTCTCACTACCACAGTTGGATGCCATCCGCATTCTGCCTTTGGAGCTACAACAGCTTATCAACCAAGCATTGGGTCTCAATGTGGGTGGTGGCTCTGGTGCAACAAGTTCATCAAGTGGCTCAAGCTTTGGTGCAAGCGTTATTGGAAGGGCTTAATCATGGAATTTCTTTTACCAAAAGAGCAATTAAAAGGCTTATCTGCTGAAGATCAAAAAGCAGTTAAGGATGATGCTTTTAATCAATTTCTGTTAGGTAGCATCTTTGGTGGTGGTGGCATTGCTACTGGCTACCAAGCTGTACAGAACATTATTCCTAATATGCAAAAGCAAAGGCAACAACAAGGTTTGTTGCAAGAACTTGGTGCAATTAATAAAGAGTTTTTTCCAACTCCAGAACAAGAGCAAGCCCAAGCACTTAATGCTAATCTTGGAAGACCTAGGACGGCATCTAGCCCATATGCTTTGGGTACGGCATTAGGTACGCCACAAGCTAATGTTCAGCCTCAAGCCCTTCAAGGTGAAGCGCCTAATTATGCCGATTTGCAAACACGTTTAGCTCGGTTATCTTTGAATCCTAATGCGGGTCCAATGATTTCTAATTTGTCATCTGCATTTGGAGCATTTAAGCCAAATGTTGTTGAAGGTGTTGCATACGACATTAGAAATAGACCAACTTCTGTTCTTCAGCGTGCAGACCTTAAAACTGGTTTGACACTTGGAGGAAGTGTGCAAGATGGCAATGTAACCTTTAATGCAGGTGCTATACCTGGCTTTGCAAATGCTCAAGCAAGAAACGAATTGCCTCCATTAGCTACAGGTCAACAACGTACATTTGATAGGTTTGGAAATGTATTTGGTGTGGGTACTGCGCCTGGAGCATTTCAATCTACAGAAGAACTTGAAAGAGCGAAAGCATTAGGATTAGCAAGTGGTCAAGTTGAGCAAGTTGTTGGTGCAGATGGCAAAACATATTTTGTTCCAAGGTCTTCATTGCTTACCCAACGTCCAACCGCAGGTCAAACTTTAGCTCCAACTGGTGGTGTAACTGCTAGCGGCTCAGTAGCTAAAGTTTCTCCTGCTCAGGCAACATTAGATGCCGCAACTAATGCTCGATTCTTAGATTTTTCTAAGAACAGTTTAGAGTCTGCAAATAGTGCTAGTGGACGCAAGATTGCCGCTGAACAACTATATGACCTTGCAACACAAGTTAACAACAATAAGTTAACTGGTTTGCAAGCAGGTGTATATGGTTATATGAATGCAATTCCAGGCATTGGAAAGATGTTTGAGCAGGACATTACTGATGTAACCCGCATGACTCAGATGATTAAAACTGCACAGTTGGAAAAAACTGCAATGCAAAAAGGTGCTGCTAGTAACTTAGACGCTACAACAATTGAGAAAAGCTACGCATCTATAACAGATCCTGCTTCTTCAACACGAATGGCTGCCGCATTTGAGGTTGCACTTGCTGACAAAGATGTTGCTAAAAATCAGTTTGTTGAAGCCTATACAGGTGATCCTGGCAAGATAAGTACAGCATGGCAAAATTCTCCAGACAATAAGCCAGTATTTAATCACCCTAAATTTGACCAGTTCTTAAATGAACAAGTTAAATCATGGGCGCAGGGTGGCTCACAAGGTAAGCCTGTACTTCCCGCTGGCTTCCAATTTGGCACGGGCAAGACTTCTGGTTCTTATTTGATTAAGAAGCCAGATGGCACAATTTATCGCATAGGTCAATAATGGCAACTAAAGACGAAATCTTTGCATTTGCTGCTCAAGAGGCAGAGCGCCAAGGTGTTCCTCTTTCGTTGGTACAGGGCGTAGTTGATACAGAGTCTGGTGGTATTTTTAATGCTATAGGACCTAAGACTAAAACAGGTGATCGTGCTTATGGTCCTATGCAGTTAATGGGAACTACTGCCAAAGATCTTGGTGTTAATAGGATGGAATGGAAAGATAACATCCGAGGTGGTGTTAAATATCTAAACCAGTTATCACAAAGATACGATAATCCCGATTTAGTTCTTGCTGCATATAACGCAGGGTTGGGTAATGTAGACAAGTATGGTGGCATTCCTCCATTTAAAGAAACACAAAACTATGTTCAAAAGGTTAAAAACTTTATGGCTAAATCTACAACTGATGATGAGTTTGTTCCTTTCGGACAAGGTACAGCAACTCAAGCGCCTACTCAAACTGTAGGTGCTGATGATTTTGTGCCGTTTGGTGTTACTCAACAACAAGCGCCTAGGAATCAGGCTACTCCTACTCCTACTACTACTGCTGATTTCATGCAGAGTGTTAGACAACAAGCATTTCAGCCTAGGACTCAATTTCAGCAAGATGTTGCCGCAAGTTTTAACCCATTAGACGTATTGCGTGGCAAGACCACTGGTGGACAATTAATCACTGGTACTGCTAATTTAATGTCTAAAGGCATTAAAGGTGGTTTGAGTGCGCTTGGCTTATCTGATGAATACCTTGGCATTGATCGTACTAAAGAACAACCTACTTTAGGTCCAACACCATCATTAACTGACATTCTAAAAGGTACTTATAACGTGGCTACAACACGCCCAGGACTGCTTGTTGGTGGCATGGGTACTGGTTTACTTGATCCTGTAAATTTAATGTTGCCTGGTGGTTTGCAAAAATCTCTTATTGCTGGTACTCCAGCATCATTTGCTAAAGCCGCACCTAGAACTACTGCTTTAGCCCAGAATGTTTTAACTGGATCAACTACTGCTGGAATAACATCTGCTGCCCAACAAGCCGCTGATACTGGCACTATTAACCCTATGCAACTAGCAAATGAAATTACTGCTGGTGCATTAATGACATTGCCAACCGCTACTGTTAGTGGATTGACTACCCCAAAAAGGCCAGCTAATTTAACTCAGGCTCAATTGGTTGCTGAACGGGCTATTGCTGAAGGCGCTACATTGCCTCCAACGCAAGTTAATCCATCATTTATAAACAAGTTGATTGAAGGTATTTCTGGCAAACAACAAACAAGCCAAATTGCTTCTGTTAAGAATCAACAATTGGTTAACGAACAAGCTCGTAAGGCTTTAAACCTTGCTCCTGATGTTGAAATTACACCTCAAGTATTGCAGCAATTTAGAGCTGAAAGAGGTTTGGCATACGATGCTTTAAGAGCTAATCCTTCTTATTATGCAGACA